AGCAAGCAGTAGTAGTTTCCAAGCAAAACCAGGACACAGTGACGATTTGGTTAGTGCATTAATACTAACACTAAGAATGATGAGTGTAATGAAAGATTGGGATCCTACAGTGTACAATACTTTCAGCCAAATTGAACAAGATGATGATTACGAAATGCCCATGCCGATATTCGTAAGTAGCAGTTATTAGATAAATAATATACAATGATAAAATTAGACGCAATAGCAGAACAACTTTTTAACAAAATTAGAGGACGCTTTCCTGAGGTAACAATAGGTGACGAGGAAGGCACAATTACCAACGAGCCTGCATTGGCTAGATATTTTGATTTTGCATATACTGTAGGCAATAATGAAAGTATTGGTAAAATTAGTATCAGTCTTGATGAAGAAGAAGGACTTACTGTAATTTTTAGTAAGGACTTTGTAACTGAAGCAATTAAAGATGACTGGTATAGATTTTTAAAAGAACTTCGTGAATTTAGTAAAAAGCGTCTAATGAAGTTTGAAGTAAGAGATATTAACAGATCAAACTTAACTAAAAGAGATTACAAATTTTTAGCTGCAAATCGCTCTGGAGAAAACACAATGGCCGAATCAAAAATGTATGGAACAACTAAAACTAGTTTCCAAAAGATAGGAAATGCACGTTTAGCTATCAAGCATACTGCACCTATTAACACCGAAAGTGCAACTGGTAGATCACAGAAAATTAAAAGCATCTACATCGAGTCGCCTGAAGGTGAAAGATTTAAATATCCTTATAAGCATCTAAGTGGTGCTAGAGCAATGGCAGTACATGTAAGCGAAGGCGGCAATGCATATGACGATTTTGGCAAATACATTAGCGGACTAAGCGAAGAATTAAGTAAACTACGTAAATTTAACCAATACATGAGTCGTAGTAGTGTTATGGCCGAAACACTATCTACATATACAGACATTGTTAAAGAGCGTGTATCAACAATTAAAAAAGAAATTTCTAATCTACAAAAACCAGCATACTATAAAGAAACATTTGAAACATTTGAACCAAAGATTGTTGAAGATGTTCCAACTGATGTACAAGATGCTTGGGTAGAACAATTAACTATTAAGCAATTCAATGAAGAACTAAAAGATGTATTTCCATATGTTTATAACTTAGTAGGCGAAAACACTGTTAAAGAAATTAAGCTAGAAGATATTATTAGCGAAGGCCCAGCAGTAACTGAACCAACAGGCGATGCAGGCCAATATCCAGAAGTTAACTTTAATCCACGTGCAGGCCACATGGATCAACCAATGCATCCACAAAATGCTGGATTAACTAGAGATAACCCAGGAAGTGAAAACTATATTGTACAAGCAGGCGATACTGTGTATGCAATATCAAAAAGATTTGGTGTAGCAGTAGAAGACATTATTGAAGTTAACGGACTAGACGACAAAGGCTCAATAAGAGTAGGTGATGAATTAGTTATTCCTACAGTAGGCGAAAGTCTAATAACAAAAGCATTTGAAGCAGCTATAGAAAAAGTATTAGGTCAATTTAGCGAATTAAAAGAAGCAGAAGGATGTCCTTGTAATACTCCTCCAGGCGGTAAATGCACATGCCCTGCAGATTGCAAAGACTGTAACTGCAAAACAAATGAAGGCAACGCATTTGCTCACGCAGTACGCCAAGCCAAAATGAATGGCAAGGAAAAAGGCGACAAAGTACAAGGTCCAGACGGTGACGAGATTACAATTGAAAAAGATCAAAAGGCACCACTAGGCGAATTTATACTTTCATATTTTGATCGTGCAACAGGCCAGTTTCCAAAAGGTCCAACAGCCGTACTTACTATGGTAGAAAAAGAATACGGAGAACAATTTGTAAGGCCAGCACACGAGTTCATAGAACGCATAGACGCAAAAGTCGCAGAAGTAATGGGCTACAGAGAGGCAGAAGAAGAAGTTTATGATTCTTCAGAACTAGATAGAATTTCATCGTTAGCCGGTTTAAAATAATCGGCTAACATATTAAAAATCTTGCAAAAAACAGTTGACAAGATAAATAAACTTGTGTAGTATTATAACTGTGCTACACATTAAAGGCACAAATGCATAGGCAACATTATAGGAGGCAATACTATGGCATCATTAGCAGAAATCAGAGCAAAGCTCAAAGAACAAGAAAACCGTGCAGGTGGTAATACTAACACTGGTGGCGGTGACAACGCAATCTACCCATTTTGGAATATGAAAGAAGGCGATACGGCAACGTTACGCTTTTTGCCTGATGGCGACAACTCAAACACTTTCTTTTGGAAAGAGCGTTTGATGATCAAACTTCCATTTGCTGGTGTAAAAGGTGAAACAGATTCACGTCCAGTACAAGTACAAGTTCCATGTATGGAAATGTATGGCGAATCATGCCCGATTCTTTCGGAAGTACGTGGTTGGTTTAAAGATCCGTCACTAGAAGACATGGGTCGTAAATATTGGAAAAAGCGTTCTTATATCTTCCAAGGCTTTGTTGTTGATGATCCACTTAAAGAAGATTCACAACCTGATAATCCGATTCGTCGTTTTATTATTGGACCTCAGATCTTCCAACTAATCAAAGCAGCACTTATGGATCCTGATATGGAAGAACTACCAACAGATTACACTGCTGGTGTTGACTTCCGTTTATCAAAAGGTTCAAAAGGTGGTTACGCAGATTACGGTGCAAGTAACTGGGCACGTAGAGAGCGTCCGCTAGGTGATGCAGAGATGGCAGCAATCAACAATAACGGATTGTTTAATCTCAATGACTTCCTTCCTAAAAAGCCAGGTGATGTAGAACTTAAAGTTCTTACTGAAATGTTCGAAGCAAGTGTGGATGGAGAGGCATATGATCCAGATCGTTGGAGTCAATACTTCCGTCCAGCAGGTATGGCAGCACGTACTGGTGATCCAAACACACAGAACAATACTCCGGCACCTGCACCGCAACCAGCAGCAGCACCAGTTCAAGAAACTGTAAATGACACTGGTTGGCAAGATCCAGCACCTGCTCCAGCAGCACAACCTGCTCCAGCAGCAGAAGCAGCACCAGCAGAAAATAGTGGTGGTGCACAAGACATTCTTGCAATGATTAGAGCACGTCAGAATCAGTAAAAACAATGCTGTAGGCTTGTAATGCAAAAAACAAGTCTACAGCCTTTAACGGCTTTTTAGAATAGGAGATATACATGGCTACTAAGGCATTCGATCCCTCAAAGTTTCGAAACAGTTTAACTAAATCTATTAAAGGTATGAGTGCAGGCTTTAATGATCCACAGGATTGGATCAGCACAGGCAACTATGCACTCAACTATCTTCTCAGTGGAGACTTCCGTAAAGGTATTCCACTTGGCAAAGTGAGCGTGTTTGCAGGTGAATCAGGTGCAGGCAAGTCTTACATTGTGTCTGGTAATATTGTAAAGTCAGCACAAGAGCAAGGCATCTTTGTTGTGCTCATTGACAGTGAAAACGCACTTGACGAATCTTGGCTACACGCACTAGGCGTAGAGACTACAGAAGATAAACTTCTAAAACTTAACATGGCAATGATCGATGATGTTGCTAAAACTATTTCAACATTCATGGACGATTATCGTGGAATGAACGAAGAAGATCGTCCTAAGGTGTTGTTTGTAGTTGACTCACTAGGTATGCTTATGTCACCAACTGAAGTTAATCAGTTTGAAGCAGGTGATATGAAAGGTGATATGGGTCGTAAGGCTAAAGCACTTAAAGCACTTGTAACTAACTGTGTTAACATGTTTGGTTCGTACAATGTAGGCATGTGTGTAACTAATCACACTTATGCATCACAAGATATGTTTGATCCGGACGATAAGATTTCAGGCGGTTCGGGCTTTGTGTATGCAAGTTCTATGGTTGTAGCAATGAAAAAGCTAAAACTAAAAGAGGATGCAGACGGCAACAAAACTTCACAAGTACATGGTATTAGAGCAGCGTGTAAAGTTATGAAAACACGTTACGCTAAACCCTTTGAAGCAGTGCAGGTTAAGATTCCATACGAAACAGGTATGGATCCGTATTCAGGTATGTTTGATTTGTTGGAAGGCAAAGGCTTGCTTGAAAAACAAGGCAACCGTTACAAGTATATCGACAGTAACGGTGAAGAAACACTAGAATATCGTAAAAACTGGACAGGTGAACTACTCGAAATGATCATGTCGGATCTACCAGCAAAAGAAGCACAATTGGTAAATATCGACAATACAGACGAAGAAGCTGTAATTGATCATAACGAGGAGTTAGTCGATAATGAATGAAGAATTTGTTGCTGATATTTGGACGCTATTTAAACCATACTTTGATAAAAAACATATCGAAATGGCAGCTGAAAAGTTTGTGGATGTTATTATAGATTACGGTCTTGATGACACACAACTTCAAGACATGCTTGGAACTGACAAGCATCTTGACGCTGCTATACAATATTATCTTGAGATGGATGAAGTAGATCCTGATGCATATGATGAATGGGATGATTAATGGGATGGTATAGTCAAGTAAGTCGTGATATTACACAAATACCCGCGGCTGTACAGCACTTTGAATCCGAACTAATTGAAGCAAAACGTGAATGTAATATCAGTGGCAGTATTGAAAAAGCTGCCGCTGCTATGCCAGGCATTGTTGAACATCGTTTCAATCAACTGCAAGAAATTGAAGCAATACTTGAATATTTAAATATTGAGCTACGTAAATTGCGTAGCTCATATTTTAAAAAATATCTTGAAAACTACCAACGTGCATTAAGCAGTCGCGATGTAGAAAAGTATGTTGACGGCGAACAAGATGTATGTGACTATGAAAAAATCATTAACGAGTTTGCTCTTGTTCGCAACAAATGGTTAGGTGTACTAAAGGCACTTGATCAAAAACAATGGCAACTTACTAACATTGTTAAACTCAGAGTTGCTGGTATGGAGGATGCAACTTTGTAAATAACATATGAGCAAAGTTGTATTAGTTACAGGCGGATTTGATCCATTACATAGTGGACATATCGAATATTTTAAAGCAGCAAAAGAACTAGGTGATCACCTTGTAGTAGGTGTTAACAGCGACAAATGGCTTACCCGTAAAAAAGGTAAGCCATTCATGCCTTTTATTGAAAGGGCAACAATTATAAAAGAACTTGCGTGTGTAGACGAAGTCATTGCATTTGACGACAGTGACGATACGGCGTGTCTTGCTATAGGACAAGTGTTATCTACAAAAGCGACTAGTTGGAAATTGATATTTGCCAACGGTGGCGATAGAACAAATAAAACAACACCAGAATATGAAACTTGGGGAGATCACCCTGATGTAACATTTGCCTGGGGCGTTGGCGGAAAAAATAAAAAGAATTCAAGTAGTTGGATACTAAAAGAATGGAGTCAGCCTACTACGCAACGTGCATGGGGAAGTTACACAGTACTACACAAAGGCGATGGTTGGCAAGTTAAGCAACTTGAGTTTGATGCAGGTAAAGAACTAAGTGATCAACGCCATTCTAAACGTTCAGAGCACTGGCATGTTGTTGAAGGTATTATACGTATGGATTTAGAGTATCAAAATGGAGATACTAAATCTAAAACATATTACCCCGGAAGCAGTATTGACATTCCACATAGAACATGGCACAAGGCAACTAACATAGGTGATGTAACTGCTAGAGTTGTAGAAGTTTGGATGGGTGTAACACTCACAGAAGAAGATATTGAAAGAAGAGATTAATGAAAGTATTTGTAGGATACGATCCAAGAGAAGATATTGCATATCAAGTATGCAAGCACAGTATTTTGAATAAGCAACCAGATGCTGATGTAAGACCGTTAGTACAAAAAGACTTGAGAGATGCAGGGTGGTACACTCGTCCTGTTGATAAACTTGCAAGTACTGAATTTACATTTACTCGTTTTCTTGTGCCTGAGCTCACAAACTTTGAAGGTTGGGCGTTGTTTATGGATTGCGATA